CTCCCTCCATGGAGAATAGCGGACTCGAACCGCTGACATCCTGCTTGCAAAGCAGGCGCTCTACCAACTGAGCTAATTCCCCAAAGCCACGAGTCGGACTTGAACCGACGACCTACGGTTTACAAAACCGTTGCTCTATCCAGCTGAGCTATAGTGGCGATTGGTATATTGTAATTATAGTGTATGTAGATGGATTAGTCAAGTATTAGATTGAAGTTTGCCGAAAAAGATTTTCGAACTACATCAGAGTTGTGAGGAGATACAGCATGTAAAATATGTCCTGGGAAAAACATAATATCACCAGGTTTGACATCTGGTATCCATCGTTCTGAAAAATTTGTTAAGTCTTTCCAAGTATTAGAAACTTGAATATGATTCCTATCATAGAAATAGAATTTTCCAAAATCTTCTCCAACATTAGGAAAAAATACACAAACAAACTCATGTTTGGGATGGTCATGCAATTCTTGAAAACCTCCCCGTGAATAATGATTCATCCATGGGTCCCACATGTAATACTTTACTTGAGGTAAATTTAAGTCAGAAAAAAATATTTCTAAACTTGGTTGAATTAGTGGAAGGTATTTTTCAGAATGAAGACCAAGAGTTTTTACATTGCAAAGATTTGCCCATGATAGTTGAACAATATGTTGTTCTTCATTCTCCAAAGCGTCTATAATTTCAGAAGCATTAGGTGCTTGAAATTGACTGTAGAATGAATTGTTAAATAATGTTCTCATAGACAAATCTGCAAAAGGGGGTTTATCCCGACCAGGGCGCTTTTAACGTCATCCCGAGACGTAAAACTAAGCAAAATACCAGTAGTGTCCCATAAAACTTTTAACTCCTGGTGCTTGCAAAGCTTTGCGAATACCGCCATCTCTTTTATCCCATTTTTTTGCTGCTGCTTTAATAGATTCAAAGACTTCGGTTTTTTCCCCAGTAGTTTTATTTACACCATAAACTTTGCGTTTAACTGGTGTATTATCAAGTTTTTCCCAGGTATAACCATAAGCAATCCAACCATGTTTAATAGCGGAAGCAATAGCACCAGAATCAGATTTGCCAGTTAGTTTTCTTGCGGCATCTCTACAAGAATTGAATATTAATGGTTCATCACTTATTGGTTTAATTTTTGCATTACCTTTAAGATTTTTTACAGGGGTTCCTTTTATTTTTCTAGATGAATGTTTTCCATCACATCTATTGAGCATGAATCCCCATTTTTCACCCTTTTCAATTTTTTCTTTCATTGCCACAGACATACTCTGTTCCCATTTTTCACCTCTTGGGAGTTCGCTCATGGTTTTAGAAATTCTATCCTTGACTTCTTGGAGAATTTCTCCACCTTCGCCACCAGATGTAGCGTTATACCCATAAGAACTTTTGAAAGTATTGAAATGATTAATCCAATACATTTCTCGCTCATTCAAATCATCAACAGCACATTCTTCGAGTACACTCAATTCAAAGTTTTCAATACCGTATTTGTTTAGTGCTCGATATAAAGGTCTTTGTGATTTTGATTTTGATTCTGTTAGATGGTGTTTCCATCTTTTTTCTAATGATTGTCTTGTTTGCCCTACGTATTTGTGTAGATTGATTTTATTTTCAATTAAGTAGATTATTCCTTTCATATTCAGTATTATAATGTATAGGAACGGGGGGACTTGAACCCCCACGACTTATATAGTCAGCGGATTTTAAGTCCGATGCGTCTACCAATTCCGCCACGCTCCCATAAAAATTATTCGGGTTTATAGGTTGGGGGATGAAAAGCACAATACTCGTTGAAGGTGATTTTCATTTCCTTGTTAGTAAGATTAGCATGTTCTGCTGCTTTTGGCAAGTTCCACTTAGCACAGAACAGCATTTCCATAGATTTACGGGTTTCAGGACGCATTTTCTTCGATAAAAGATTTACGAAACTCTTCTACTTGACTTTGAATCTCTTCAGAGACAGGAGGAATTTCATTGACAGGAACCATCATAACAGATTTTCCCTGAGACGTAGTGATTTTCCAACAAACACGTTGATTTTCAGTCAACTCAAGCATAAACTCTAGATTGTCTTCTGCTTGTTTTTCGGTAACTCCAATCGGTCCAATCATTTTACAGCAAAACAATAAGTGATAAGGTCGGAGTCAACAATGTGTTGAATTTGTTCTACGGTTTCAGCAAAACCCTCAGAACCTTCTTGGTCCCACTTCCACTGTACATCTTTTTCGTATCCTTCATCATCAACAAGAGTAACTTTCCGTTTGGAGAAGTTGATAAAGATGTGTTGTAGAGTGTCTTCAGACATCGTTGCTCCTCATTACCTATGTAGTATAGCAGGAGCAGCGGGGTTTGTCAAGGGTTTTAGTTCAATTTAATTGTTGCCCCAGTGATGACGCAAGCAGCACCAGCAGTAATTGTTACAGCACCTCCTCCCTTAAGTGTTGCTGCACCAGCAGCGTCAAGCAACAAAGCACCAGCAGCAGTAATAGTAGCAGCAGCACCTGCTGTAACGGTATATGCCAATCCAGTAGTACAACTATAAGCACCAGCTGGGTTGACAATGGTGTATCTGGGAACAGCATCGGAAGCAGAACCTCCAGGTGCCATAACAGTCTCTACAGAACCCTTAACAATTCTACTAATACCTGCCTTCAATACAGGAATAGGTTGCATGTTAATAAACTCATAGAGAGAAGGTGTGTTAATTTCAATAGAGTTATCACCAGAAAGAATTAACTCTGCACCACTATAAGACTGTTGGGCAGAAGAGTTCTCAAACAAACTACCTGTAATTTTAGTTGATGTAGATGCAAAGTTTGCCTCAGCACCTTGCAATTCAAACTTAGCACCAACAACGTTTACATCAACGTCGGAACCAAACTTGATTGTATGCTTTTGAATTTTAGTACTCTTTTCGTTTCCTTGGTCATCAACAATTTTAGGAGAACCTTCAGCATCAAAGAAGAATCCACCACCAACTTCAATGTGACAATCACCCGTAATTTTTAAGTGATAATCACCTTCGATATTGATAACACCATTACCATCAACTGCTTTACAATCATCACCATGAATCTCTCTGGTATAGTTACCAGCATAAGAACTATGGTCAGCAACTAAGTTACCAGTATCACCTTTTCCAGCGTTGTTTTCTTTTACTTTTTGTTGAACTAATTTCTCTTGTTCTTCTGCAGAAAGATTTGGATTCTGTTCTCTTACTGCCTTTCTTGTCTTATGCTCTGCTAACTTAGCATTGTTAAGTGAGACAGAACTGTGAGTAGTTCCATTGCTTGCTTTCTTAATAGTCGCTTCACGACCAGGTGTACCAACATATAATTCATATGCGCCATTGATGTAATTCTTAGCAGCAGTTAAATATGGGTCTGCTTCCTTAAAGATAGAATCAAAAAGATTGCCACCATCTCCACCACCACAAGAACCTCTTGAAGCACCTCGAATTCTATTGATATCAGCAAGTTCAGCTTCACTACAATGAGTTACACCAAATAAAGGGAACCAACCTACAGTGTCAACACCACCATCAGGAGTTCTATTACAGTTACCAGCAGCAAACTTAATAAAGAGTGCAATTAGTCCACTGATGCTACTAATACCCTTTTTAATTAAGTCAGTACCATCTTCAAAAATTTTACTTCCTGCCTTCCATGCTTCAATAATTTCTTGTGCTTGCTGAACACCCTTAACGATTGTAGAAACAGTATCAACAACTTGAAGTACTTGGTCAAGAATCTTCTGAACTTGGCAAACAATACTATCAATAACTTGTTGAACAGACTGAAGAACAAACTGTGCCTTATCAATCAAACCATCAAGAAATCCTTCTAAGATGCTGAAGATACTTCCAATGGGGTCTTGAATATATCCGATAATCTGACTGTCAATATTACATAGAGAACTCAGAATTGTTGTTACTGCCGACTGAATGGCAGTAAAGATAACAAAAGGAGCACCAGTAGCACCACCAAGAAGATTTACAAGTTCTAATTCTTCAGCAAGGTTTGAAAGAGATTGACGAATAGCAGAAACTACCTGAGTGAATACTGCCCCAAGGAAGTTTTGAATTTTTGCCGTAAGAACTTTTGCCTTTACAATCTTTCCAGTAGTAACTTCTAGGAAGTCTCCATCTTCTGCTTTGACTAAACTACCAGCAGAATCTGCAAGGTCTTCTAACAGATAAGAGAGTTTATACTCAAGAGTCTTCCATGGACCACCAACACCATTAGCTGCAGGAATTGGTTTAGATGGTTGTCTTGGTTTTTGAGGATTAGAAGAACTTCCGTTAATTCCTGGTTGGGTTCCTAGATTCTTTGGAGAACCAGGACCACCTGCCTCAGTTGTTTTTGAACCAGGAATCGCTACGACATTACTATCACTCTGCCTTTTATATCCCTGCTCCCTTGTACTTGCCATTGTACTATTTGGAGATGCAGGATTTAATGCAGCAGCATTAATACCAACGCCAGGCTCCATATTTTCGCCTGTAAAGGCAAAAATCTTTTTGTCTCTAGAGTCTCCAGATTTTTTAGTACGAAGCACACCAATTACAATAGGCATCTGTGCAGATTCGCCATCCATGAAGAAACCCATGACAATCGCACCAGGTTGCAGTTGTCCAGAACTTTCGCCCTGTCCGTCATTACCTGCCTGAGAAGTATGCTGCAACACTGTTGCCCATGGGAGGTGTTTTGTAGGAAGGTCTGCTGTAGTTCCTCCACGCACATTAGTGTAATATCCAAGAACTCGTACTTTTACACGTCCAAGTTCCATTGGGTCTTCATTGTCTTCTACTTCACCAACCCACCAGAAAAATCCGTCTTTACCGACGAAGTTTACTGAAGGTTCATTTATAATACCGTCAATTGTTTGCATCTATCTTTAGACTTTACATTTATTTATTCGGTCTTGTGCCACTGAGAACGAATCAGCAGTTCAGTAAACTTCTCCATTTTATTCGGATGGACTGCAGCAGGAGCTTCTTGGATTGCTTGACGCAATGCATTCAGTTCATTCCATTCGTCAGCAGTGAGGAGTTGATTACGAACCGACTGATAAGACATTGAAGGTTTCCGAAGTACATTTTATTTTATCAGGAAACCTTGACAAATTGGATGTTCTTTATAATATTTTTGGGATTGCTTAGTCTTTCTTCAAGTATCCCTCTTCTTCCAACCATTTACGAGTCAATGGAG